GCCGTTAAGTTTAAAAGCGCAAATTTTATTCATGAATAGGCGGCGGCTTGATGGCAACTATCAAACATTAAGGAGAAAACAGTTAATATAATACAAATGGGATCAAACCCGCTGAAAGGAAATGTTTTTATTAAGTTTAAGAACAGCGGGAAAGAAAGGAGGAAAGAAATAAAAGAAAGCACAAGAGAGAACACAACCAGAACTACAAGGGATCACAAAGCCCGAGATAGGATTCCGAGCACTGATTGTATCGTATCCTCGTGGTCTTCATAAAAGTCGAGACCACGCTTCGCATACTCACCGGCCTTGCTCAGAAAATCACCCAAGGATTTGAGATGATCAGGATTGCAAGTGGCGGCAGGCATGTTCAAGAGTACATGGAAAAGCTTATCAAAATCAGCAGTTCGAGGGGGGGTCAGAATCTTCTCAAAGATCTGATTAGGGGTGTAAAATTCAACAATCCAATCAAAGTGAACTTTGCAACTGGAGACTAGAGCGCCTCCACCCCAACCATCAACTTCAACGTACAAATATTCCGCTGAAGCGAGATTCTCGGATTTATTCGAAATAAAATCCGGTTCAAACTCATCATATTGAGCAGGCATCCAAGTGACGTTGGTGCCCAAAGCAGCCTTCCCTTGATATCGCCGATTCTGTGGGAGATCAGACAAATCTGACACAGAATTGGGGCCAAACGGTTGAAAATCATAGGGCACCCTGCCAGAATTAATCGTTCCACCATTAGCAAGGTCAGCGGAAGTATTCTGCACAAGGATGCGCATAGATATCACACGCCCGACAGTCACGTTGTTGTCGAGAACAAACGCGTCAAAGGCAGGAGCATAAGAAGCAATTCCAGCACTCTGGACTTGGGCACTTGTCACACCCATGGAAAATTTCGCAGAGAACACATCAGTTGCACCAAAAACTGAGAACGCAATGGCATTCGCAGCGGCCACAAGATTAGCAACAAGTGCAACTGTCCTAGCAGTAATGAGAGGAAGAGTCGCAACAAGAATCCAGGGGCCCAAAGCAGCCTTAGTCCAAATATTCAAATTGGCAGGAGAAAGACTGCGCTTAACAACATCGAGGGCAATGGTAGGAATACCAGCACCAGTCGTGATGTTAAGACCATGGTGTTGAACTGCAAGGGAGTCGCCAATAGGAACCAACTCGCTTACAATACTAACATCTGTGTTGTCAGAGACACGCGCAAAACCTTCATCAACATCACCACCCTCTGACAAAGAACCCATCTGCCCAATCATATCAATTGGGCCTGGCCCTGCAGCAGGGACAAACAGGGTAACTGCACTGGAAATGTATCCTGGAGCAAACAAATCAGGACGCATAACGGCGCGGAAACCAGTGGGTTGAGAGAGTGAATCGATGTCGAGTTCTTTATGAATGTGACGTACACACAATTGCGATGGGAACGAAGCGGGGGAAATAACTGGACTCCCACCCCAAAAGTCGCCAGGCAGCAAAAACTGCTCGGCAACCTTTTCGAGGTATTTGGCAAACTCACGTTTTCCGCGAGATGCTAAAACACGCTTCCTCTTGTTTCGAGGATTTTTAGACGGTGGAGGAACGTCAGTAACCACCGGCCCCGAAGCTTTTGCGCCCTGACGGGCGAGAGAACCTTTCTTTTGTGAGAGCATATTAAAATGTAAAATAAAAATGACTTCTGCAATGCAAAAATCGTTGCCCCTGTGGGTAAAACCCCCACGCGGGTTACAGTTTAACGACATGTAACCGGTCTCAATCGCTAGATCATACCTTGGCGGACGAGCTCACGTGATCAAACTTACAATTCGTTCGATCACAAGCTCCCCGCAAGAAATCACGACATAATTTCTTGGAGTGACTAAACTTACATTTGTCACCTCGTTTGCACCCTTCCTTGGAGAAAAAGAAACGACATGCCGGCTGAATGACATCGTCAATAGGCTCCTTTCCTTCAAGCTTAGACAATTGAACAGGGGCGGGTTTGAGGGGCCCGCCAACAAGTTCCCCATCAACGGTAGTGGGTTTGTCAGTAACGGACGGGATTCGGTGAAGACATGGAAAATTCAACATATCACAACGACGCACTTCTTCATACCAAGTAATAATATCGATACAAGGAATTTCAAGGAGCTCAGCCAAATAAATGACTGCGGGTTCAGGATCTCCAAGAATACACAAAGTGCGAGGATTGGATTGATATGTTGGAAAAACAGAGCAACCCCTGAACTTGTACAATATTTGTTCAGTGGTATAGTGTGTATTTTCCAATAGGACGGCAGAAAGCCAAGGTCGTCGCTCGACAACCTCAGTTTTCCCAGCTTGTGTGATATTCAACATATGCTCAGCAAGATGACCAACAAAATTACCATTGTCGGTAACATAGTAGCTGACAGATTTACGCCAAGCGAGAAGATTAACATCCATTCGTCTATCAGAGTTATCAGAGAAGTGCAACTTAGACAAGCACCTCAAAGGATCAAAGAAACTCAAATTAGAGGACCAAGCATCAAACCATACTCGACCCAAGAATGTAACATAGTCGCCGGGGACCCGGATCTTGCATTTGAGTGCAAAACCAAGATCAGTTGCTGTCTTTTCATAAACAAGAGCAGACAACACACGTGTAAGACTGTCATCACCACCACAAATGCCAATTTTATCCCAAGACTCATCAATAGAAAGACCACTATTTCGATGGGTGGAATAAATGTTGTAACCATCAGTGACAGTATTGTCGCCACTGGTGTTCGCCGTACCGCTCTTCATCGAATCAGCGGTGTTATAAAGAATGCCGTATTCTGTAGTAAAAAGGCAATAACTAAGCTCATACCTCAAAGCACGAATTTCATCATGGTAAGCAGGATGAAAAACAGATAACATAATATTAGTATTAAGATCAACAACAATAGCAGATTGAGTCCCGTCAAACCTACTAAAGTCGCCTTCCCCAAGGACACCAAAGGGATCACTAGCAACAAGGACCACTCTATTGGCAACTTCTTCGGGGGTCAATCCGAACGCATACCACGGCACATAGTCTTTCATGTACTGAGAAAGGACTTTAGTGTACCTTGATAAACGAACAACATTACCGGGATTGACTGCACTAATATTACGAGAATCTTTAATTTCAGAATAAGCTTCAACTTTCTGGAATGCTTTGTTTTGTCCTCCTCTCGTTTGGAGTGACAAGGTATATTTGTTCTTCTGGGATGGGTTGGCGTCTTCAATGACATCGTCTATATCTAGGGGGTGGAGTTTACCAGGGGCAAAAGCTGAAAACTTCACGCAAAACTCTTTGATATAACGATAATACTTGGGGGCAACAGAGAAATCCGCAGGTTTACGCAGATTTCTAACACGACCGACATAGCAATCGATGTCATTGGATAGGCAGGAGGCAGGGACTAGGGCACCATCAATTAAGGGAGGCATGTAAAATTGACCTTTGAGTTTGGGATCATCATCAAAAACATCTTTGTATTCACGTTTGTAAGCACGGGGAGCTCTATCAGTCAGTTCATAATTAGGAACAAGGGTGGATAGATTGGTGCCAACTAACTTCTTAAGAATGGGAATACACGCATACATGAGTTGAGTAGTATCACATATGCGCTGAACAGAAGCCATCTGTAATGTTTTTGAAGTGGAACAAAGGGCAAGGGCATTTGAAAATTTCTCATTATCCATTTTAAATTGGACAAATGTGTCAATATCACGAAGAACAACAGACGAACCAAGGTGAAGAACTTGGACGCCACAGGGAAGATTGGGATTGAACCGGGTCAGAGGTTGAGTACCAACCAATAAACTCCGAACAATGTTGCCAATAATACCCCCTCGTGTTGCGGGAATTAAACAGACAAGAGCTCTGTTTAAGCCGCAGGGCTTGACCTCAACGTAGCAATGAACAAAACCAAGAACATCATGGAAAGTAACATAATCGCGACGCCAGTCCCATATAAAGTGACTGTAAGGCAAGGAACCGGGAAAAGACATAGACATTTTGCCGCAATTATCAAAGGACATGGTATAATCGTCTGTGGTGATATATAGATCAGAGGGATAATAGGTGAACATGAGAACACAAGTTCCTCTACGGAGAAATGTCAAAAACTCTGAATCAATGTATTGATCAACATCAATTAGTTTAACGACATCTCCCTCTCCTAGATGATCATTATGATAATGAAGACGAAGGTCTTTTTCATCATAAACAAAACGATTACCACTAACTCCGTTCCACATATCCTTAGCGGATCTGGATGGTGAGAAAATAGTGTAACCAAAGCCAGAGGCAAATTGGTTAGTAAAATTATCTGCTGAAGCACGGATCTGTGCAACAGTAGCATGATGGTTATCAGAATTAAGAGGAGCCACAGGAATAGGACGCTGTAAAAAACCCTGACGAAGAACAGAATAATCATGGTGCGTAACACACCATGAGAGAATGAGCGATTTGGTAGCGGGGGGGAGCATGCGAATGATGAAACTGAACAATATCTTACTGGATACTAAAAGAACGAAACATCGCATGTTGGCTTTGAACATATCCAACATACTATATTTACGTTTCCCATAATAATAATAAGTAGCAAATTGAAGAACAATAGTTCGGATCGAATAGGCATCAAGGAACAAAACATTTAAAAGAGACCCTAAAATGCGATGACCAATTGTACCATTGTTTCCATCAGTAATTGAGCGCAATACATCATTGACATGGACCTGCATCCTGCCACAAAAACCAACAATTTTGTCGGCCACGCCTTTGGCGTTAACGTTGTACGGAAGAGCTACTTCCATTAGCTGCGATACGAATCAAAACTTTTTGATAAGGACGGTTCCCGGTTAAT